TAACCTCATAAAGCCCTTCATAGCCAATAATCGGCTTCCATTCTTCGATCATTAAATCCCTCCTTAATTCTTGAACACCGTTTCCAGCACATCCAGCGCCACATACTTCTTGTCGTTGTGAATCAGCGCCTTAACGTTGTCAAGCAACATCGCCTTGCCCACCAGCACGTCATAGTCGCGCTTGTTCACCGTCACCGTGGTGGGGTTGGGCCTGTCGTTCCTGTACTGCTGCTGGTAGTTCTTCCTGTAGTTCTTCTTCATGGGTCTACCTCCTTACGTTTTCATGCTTCGGGTGGGTGATGTATTCATACAGGGTGTCTTGCATGGCCCCCAGCTTCCGGGCCATGTGGGCCAGCGCGTTATCCATGCCTTTCACCCTTACAAGTTCGTCGTAGGCTTCGGATAAATACACATAGGCGATGTTGATTCGGTGCTGGTCTTGCTTGTTCATCTACAACAGCCCCCTGTAATAGTCCCGTTCCTGTTCCCGTATCATCTCGGCACGTTCTACGCTGATATTTGTTTCGACCTCTTCAAACATCTTGTACATATCGTCGTGAAGGTCATCCAGCGTATCGAAGAAGTCAGCCAGTTCCGAATATCCCTTTAGTGCTTCCATAGCTTCCTGCACCTGGAACATCGCTTCTTCCAGCGCGTCCCGCAAATCGCCGTTATCGCTGTGCGTTGACGTGTACTTGCTCTGCGTCGGCTTAGTCACAGCCTGTCCTCCAATCTGTGCTTCGTGCGCCCGGTATTGTAGATGCGGAGAATCACCCGCGCATAATTCGCGGCAGCGGTGCCGATGCTCTTGCCCTCCCGCACGATCTGAACCGGGGCAACCTTGCTGAGACTCTTGCTCAAATCCTTGGTGTTGAAATCCCCGTAATACTTGTTGTAGAACAGCTCCACGCCCGTCAGGATTTCCCGCACAAAACTGTCAGGAACGCCCTGCCATGCGTTGCGAATCATGGACAGCATGTCAATGTACTGGTCGCGGGGATTGCGCATATAGATTTTCAACAGCGTACCAACGGCAGTGACCTTGTTGGTGGCCTGTCCCTTGGTGAAGTCAACCCGCACTCCGGCCAACTGGGCCGCGCCGACCATGCCAGTCACATCCGGGTCGCCGAAGTTGTACAGGGCTTTCAGCTTGGCAAGCACACTCACAGGCGCGGATTCGCCGTTCTGGGCAACGAAAAGTTCCATTTCGTCCAGACGGGTCAGCCCGGAAAACACCTTGCAATCGACCACTACGTCCTTGCCCTTGCCACGTACCGTCTTTTCCGTGACGGAGGTATGCCGACCGTCGAACATGAAGTACTTGCCGTCGCGGTAGCTTACCTTGATAGCGTTCACCAGGCACGGGTCATAGTTCTTCACCATCTTTGCTATGCGCTTGGGGTCAATGTCGCGCTGGTACAGGTCATCCACCATCAGTTCCTTGGTACTCATTTTCCTGTACTCATAGGTAACGTTCTTCCGATTCTTCATAGGCTATCCCTCACTTTCTCAATCGCCTTGATAACATCGTCTATAGCCTTGCGGACAGCCTCACACGCCGCCTTGCTATCCAACAAATCCCTGCGCCTTGCGATTTCGCGGTTGACGTAATTCACAAAATCAAATCCGTTTGCCGCGATCTCGTTAGCCATATCGTCATAAACGTATATGCTTTGCGCGTTTTCATCCAACATAGGCTTGTATGCCTCGTCGATTATGCGGTACAACTCGCGGGATTCCTTATTAAATCCCCTGCGGGGCTTCTTCGGATTTGGGGTAACTGGCTTTTCGATGTTGTATGCCGATTCAATGTTGGTCTTGATCTCGTCAGGCTCCATCCTGCGCATATCGGACAACACGCCTTTGGGAACTTTCACCTTTCCGGACAATACATCATCTTTGAATCCGGGAACAATCGAATCAGCTTTGTCGATACCGCGTCCAACTTCCACGGCGTTTCTCACGTTATTCTGAGTGATGTTGTGTTCCTTGGCTATTTCGGCACGAATCTTATTCCCGTTATCCCGCAAGTGGGGGATTTCACCACTTGCGGCGAACTTGCCGTTCCCATCCCGCTGCGTCCCTCTGTTGCCGCCATGCGATTTCATTCTCGCGTCATGTTCTTCTTGAATCAGCTTTGCACGTTGCAAGCCAGTCATGTTGTGCTTGTGGAGTTGATTCGCACATATCCAGGCGATTGCGGCCCACCTGTCAGGGAAACTCTTATAGACGATATTGAAACGCCCTTCCAGCTTTTCCCGATTCTCTGTGATGATCTTCCAGCGGTGATGGCCGTCAAGCAGCTTGTTTTCTTCCTGCCATACTACAAGCGGGTCACGGACTATGCCGTCGCTCAATATGTCCTCATACAAGCCGTTGAAGTCTTCTTCCGGCATTGCGGGAATCTTATTGGCAAATTCCTCGTCAATAGTCGGGACTTTAACTTGCGTTCCATTTGAAACCGTGATATAATCGGGTTGAGGATTATCGCTCACTTTCGTTTTCCTCCTCTCATCGTGCCGTCCGGGCCTCACACCGGGCGGCTATTTTCTTGCCCTTCCAGCCACCGCAGGAAAGCGCGGCGGGGAATCTTCGTTCGTGTTCCAATGACGGCGACTGTAAACCCTAACCGCTCCGGGCACTGTCTGGCCATAACCCGTATGCTCTGCTGGTCGGTGCCCAGTATCGGCGCGATCTCCCTTGGTATCAGGTATTCCCGATCACAGGTCTTGATTTCGTCAATCGTCATGTTGGTCACTCCTCGGGTTTTGCCTTGTAGCCGCTGGCGTTTAGTCCTGCGTCAATCAGCCGCCGAACGACTTCCGAAAGAGAACAACGCCTGTATTCGTCCTGCTGCCGCATGGAAAGAATCGCTTCTTCCTGCTCTTTGGTCAGGCACATAGAAACGCGCCAGCTAAAATCGTCATCTCTCACGTTTTCACCCCTTTCATTCATTTTGAGGTTCATCAGTTCTGAACCTTGAAACAAATATACCACATCAGTTCGGAACTGTCAATAAGAATTTGATGAACTTTCACGATTTAATCATTATGTAATATTTACATCACTTCTGTAATGATGTATACTGTATGTGAAAGGGGGTTTTTATATGCCTACTAATAATCCGAGGATTACTTTTACGTTGACAGATGAAATGCGTGAACGAATTGACACCTATAGATTTGATAATAGAATGAAGAATCAGACACAAGCTATTCTGTCTCTTATTGATATTGGTCTAAAAGAGTTGAATGGTACACCAGCGCAGAAAGAAGAATTTGAACTAACAAAGGAGGATATGCACGTATTATCTGTTTATCATCGTGCAAACCCTATCTATCAATCCGTAGCCCTGGAAATGCTTGAAACGCATCCAGCCGAGAAAAAAGCAAGCCTCGCATAACAAAGCGCGGCAACATGGTCGATCTAAGATTTGAATAGGAGGAGTATTTATGAAGATAACACCCATTGCAAAAGCACAGGCCGAAAAGCACCATTGGATTGTCAAGTGGCTCCGATTTTGTGGCTATTGCATCATCATTGCATCTGGTATCATTGGTAGTGATTACTTTGGCAGAGCGATAAAGCTATTGATTGTTCGCTATTTTGTCACAAGTGCTGATTTTGCCGATTGGTTCGGAAAGCTGTTGGGAGCGCTGCTCGGAATGGTCGCCGGATTATTTCTGAGCCTGTCAACATGGGGCCTGTCATTGGTTATAGATGATCTTCACGCTCTGCGTATATATGCCAGTGGTTTTGTAACCGAAGAAGAGCCAAAGGTGGATAAATGATATGCCGTGTCGCAAGTGCAAACGTGAAACGCCACCAGACGCGCTGTATTGCCCCTATTGCGGCGTTTCTCTAAGCCCTAACAAGGTATCGCACAAGCCGCGAACGCGCCCAAATGGGGATGGTACGGCCATTAAGCGCGGCAAGACATGGACAGCGCGGGTTGTGGTCGGCTGGAAAGTGTTGGACAGCGGCAAAGCAACTCCCGTATGGCGTACAAAAGGCGGGTTCACTACCAAAAAGGACGCACTGGCCTATTGCCCGGAACTGTTTAAGGCTCCAAAGCAAAAGCCCCGTCAAACGACGAAGCAGGTTTACGACGCATGGCTCCAGACGCATGAAAACAGGGTTGGCAAGTCCACCATGAACTGCTATAAGGCCGCATGGAAGTATTTCAGGCCGTTGTACTATGTGCCATTCGCCGACATCGACCTTGACGCACTGCAAGAGTGCATAGATGATTGTCCGAACGGCAAGCGCACGAAAGAGAACATGAAAGCCCTTGCGGGTCTGCTTTGCAAATACGCCCTACCGCGCCATCAGACCGACATGAACTATGCCGAGTTCCTTCATACGGGCAATGATGCCAAGGGCACCCGCCCTGCGTTTACAAAAGCCCAGGTTGAAGCCATCCGCAATCAGATAGGCATAACACCCCATGCCGATGATGTGTATTGTCTGATCTACACGGGCTTTAGACCGACTGAAATGTTTGGGCTTACCAAACGGGACTACATTGGCGGCGTTCTGTATGGTGGTATCAAGACGGAGGCGGGGAAGAATCGCGCCGTCCCAGTATCATCAAAGATTGCCGACATTATTCAAAACCGAATGTTCGGAAAATCTGACTATCTGTTCCCGAAAGATGATGGCACACAGATGTCAAGCAAATACTTCCGGGATAACTACTTCTATCAGGTGCTTGCCAACGCAGGAATACAGGATATGCCGACACAGGATAAACCCGCCTATTACGTGCCCTATTCCTGCCGCCATACCTTCGCCAATATGCTAAAGGACATCCCCGGCAGCGACAAGGACAAGGCCGCACTGATAGGCCATGAGGATTATACTACGACAAAAAAACACTATCAATCAGCCGAATTAGACTTGCTAAAGGACATAATGTCCAAATTGTGATACTAACATCTTACTGATAACATAATACCTCAAAACCATTGCAAATACGGACTTTTCGTATGAATGGGGTTCAAGAGGCCGGAGGTTCGAATCCTCTCACCCAGACCAAAAAAGTCCCGTAAACACAGCGTTTTCGGGACTTTCCCATTTTTGGGAAATTCCCAAAAGTGGTGGAAAATGGCGGTCTACTGATAACACAGTTGATAACAAGACTTCATTCTTGAAGTTTGCGCATTACACCCTCATAGAGCCGGGGAAGCAGGGCGTGAACCGTGTCCATCAATTCATCCATAATGGGCCATATATCCGCTTGCTTCCTGCCGTCAATCGCCTGTGAGAAATCCGTGCCGCTGTCATAGTTGATGGTTTCAGCAGTGTCAACAGGCGCGGCAGCGAATGAATAATCCGGCGTTTCATGCTGTTCGGGCTTGCCGAACATTTCATTCCTGATGGTGTAGAACGCCGCCAGCTTCATGCAAGTGTTGGCGTTGGGGTT